AACATACGATTGATCAGAATTGTTCAATCGCTCCTCAAAGGCTACTCAGCCTTCGATGGGAGTCATGAGGACGCATCTCTAGTCAGTGTGACCGGAGAGTGCCCCGACATCAAGCAATCGACACTGGAAGAATTCCAGTACTTTTGCAAACATGTGTTCTGGCCCCTGATTGTACGAAAGTACGCCCAGGAAGCCGGAAAGACTTATGTTCTGAATCCGAAATTCAGACCAGGTCCTAGATCTCATCCTTTTTATCCTACACGTGGGGGTCCCAACCATTCGGTCGGGATCCTAGGTGCCCCACTAGATGCAGTTGCTTGGGCTGCCAGCCCTCGCAATTACCCTCTAATGTGGTACCAACACGTGCAAGATGCTCGTTCCATCGCTCTCTTTAACCAAGTGCTTCCTTTAGCCTACGCAGGGCAGTCTGCCACGCGTGGGAAAAAGATTAAAAGCACAATCTTGCGGAACTGGGACTTCGGGCGAGAGCTCGATGTCGGAAAGCTTGCTTTCCTTCCAGAACCTGCGGGTAAAGTAAGGACGATTGCAATCGTCGACTACTGGACCCAGCGGGCAATGAAACCAGTGCACGAGTGGATGATGAGTGTTCTGTCGGTCTTTCCGACTGACGGAACATTCAATCAGGAGGAATCCCTCCGGTCATATGCGAAACAGACGCAAGCTGCATCTGCGCATTTCAGTATCGATCTTCGATCGGCTACCGATATGATCCCTCTCGAGCTATACAAGGCTATGCTTTGTGGCATTTGGAAAGAGGAGACAGTTGAGCTATGGATGGCTCTTCTGACTGATCGTTGGTTCCGTATCCCATCAGATGGAGAAGATTTTCGTCCATTAGTCGACCGACGCCTCCGAGGGACTCTGGTAGAGTATCGAAGAGGTCAGCCGATGGGAACCCTTTCTTCTTGGGCTTCGATGGCTCTTGTGCACCATGCACTCGAACTATTCGCAGCTGAGAAGGCGGGGCTGAACCCTTTAACCTTTACAGATTATAGGGTCCTCGGTGACGACAACGTAACCGGAAATTGTGCAGTGGCTGCGAGCTACAAAGCAATCTGCAACGAGTTACAAATTCCAATTTCTCACAGTAAGACTCT